ATTGACAACCACAGTCGGCTTTGCAGTTCTGACTTCCTTGCTTGCTTCTAGTTGACGACTTGCAGAGTCAACCATATCTGTGCGACGAGAGATTGCAGCAGAAGGAGCGGCGAGCGCAGAGTCCTTTCCACCACTAGCCATACGCGCCTTCTCAGCAGGAGATTCATCAGGCATCAACTGATTCTTTGGAATCATGTTTGGGACTAGGTCTGTCGTCTCCATCGTTTTTCTTGGCTGCACTGGCTTGTTGTCAGTGCCGAGAACCGTTACATTCTCGTTGACTTTGGCCGCAGACACATCAACGCCCTGTCCTTTCCAGAATGCAACCTGCTTGGAAGTCATCTCACCACCTTGCAGTTTCAGCAACTCACCGAAGCGTTTTGTTGATGCCTTCACTTCGTCGTCCTTCTGTTGCATTGCAGACGACTTGCCTAGCAGACCACCCGCCTTCTCTTGAAGCTTGTCAACACCAGCGACGATTGCAGATTGTGCAGTCTCTCCTTCTCGTCCTGTGATCTTCTCTGAGACCCAGTTTGCAGCATCATTGATCTTGCCACCAACATAGTAACCAGCCGCAGCAGCGCCTGCGACAGCAGCAGCACCACCAAGAAGTGGAAGTGCCTTTGCCAAAATACCCATCAACGGACCGAATGCCAAAGCAAGCTTGCCCAAGGTACCCATGAACATGGCACCAAAAGAGGTGAACAGACCACCCAATGATCCCAAGAATCCCTTCAATAGACCGAAGATATTGACCTTCTCGCCTTTCTTGATATCGTTAGCCTCCTTACCCACTCGGTCTGCCAACGATTCTTTGCCATCACCACCAGGCTTTCCTGTTACCTCCAGCTTTCCTACTACGATGCGCTCAACATGCATATCCGCCGCAGGGCGCTTTGTTCCTTGGAATGGATTGAAGCTGTCGCCACGCGCAACGATTCTATCAGACGTTCCACGACGACCACGGCGGCTCTTCTTACCATGACGCATTGCGATAGGCTCGCCGTCAATTTCCATGAAGTCATCAGACTCACCCATAAGCATCTTCTCGCGAATGGCTGTGATCTTGTCTTGTTCGTAACTGTACTTCGCCTTGGCATACAACTCACGCTTCGAATTGCCGAACGAATTCTTGAGCCCACTAAAAGCTGCCTCACCAATGATGCGAAGTGGCATGGGAACGTTTTGCTCCCATATGTTCCTTGCAGTATTCTTGACAGCGGTCTTGCCCCAATCGGCTAGCTGCGCGCCGACACCTGGACCACGCAATGCTGGCTCAACAGCCTTTTCATATTGTTTCATGTGATAGCCAAAAGCACGACGACCAGGACCACGATCTGGGTCATCTGCAATCGCCTTACCACGGCCCATCAGCCCAACTAGTTGCTTGCGATATTCGTGCCTTTCAGACAACGGCGCCTGGCCCATTGCCTTGAGTGTGTCGTTTATTCGCGCCAGCAACTCAAGCATATCCTTGTCATACTTGTCCTTCTGTTCGATAGACTCCTTGTCTGCCTTACCAATCAGTTCTAGCGCCTTGCTAGATTTCTCATGCATGACCTTTGATTGAATATCGCCCTTGGCAATTTCCTTGTTGTACAGCTCGCGTTGCTTCATTTCCAGATCAACCAGTTTGCCACGCAAGGCAAACTGTCTCTCGTCAACACCCATCAACTTCTCGCGTTTCACGATAAGCTCATCTGCCTTCTTCTGATGCGCCTTCGCCTGCTTTTGTAGATCCTCTTCACGCTTGACCAACTTCTCCTTACGTTCTAGCTCATGCGAATTCTTGCTGTCATTGGCGATTTTCTCTACCCGCGTGACGATCTTTTCGGTGCGTTCGGTTACCTTTTGCTTTCGCATCTCCGCCTGAACCTGCCCTAGACGGTCGATCATGATCTTCATACCTTCGACAACACCCGAAGGAAGTGCGTGGCCTTTATTCTTGACCTCCTTCGCCATATCAGTTCTGACACCAGAAATGAAGTCCTTGAACTCTTTAGTGTCTGGCTTGAGGTTCATTAACTGAACGGCTTCCATGATGCCTGCAGCAAATCGTTCAGCCACAACATCTGGCTGCGTCTGCCCGCTTTGAATCTCAGCCTGCAGCTTGAAGAAGTCAGCAGCCCTCACCGAACCGCTCTTTCCCATACCCGAGCCAGGCTTACTCGCCCTACGGGCCGCCATGGCCTCACGGTCGATGCCCGATATGTTTTCGATCTTAGGTCTTGGTGTTTCGTCAGCCATGTGATATTCCTGCCTGTGATTGGAGCATTTGTTCTTGTTTTCGTTTGTCTTCCAAATACTGCATCAGCAGAGCCAGATAGATTTCTCGCTCCCAGGGCAGCATGTTCTCTAGTTCTTCAAGCCTGTACCCATGATGCTGCATTAAGGCGAAATTCATCCGATAGTATTCGAACAAATCCTCATGAGACAGGCTCAGCCAAAAAAACTGTCTAGTCCCTCTACATGAAGATGGTTCTCGGCCTTGCACTTCGAACACACGAAATCTAGATCATACGAAATCTGCGGAAGCTTGTCGAAATGCGCCTGTATCTTTTCAAACTCCAGCGCACCGAACGCTTCGAATACCTCATCCTTTTCGTCTTCCGTCGAATCGGTGGAAGAGTAGAAGTCCTCTCCCTGATAGACGCCTTTCAGGCACTTCTTGGCAAGGCGGTAGTAGAAGTCAACTGCATCAATCTCCCCGTCTTCCTTTAGCTGCGTTGCTTCTGCCATGTCAAGCACGTTCGGAAAGCGAAAGATCAACCCGTAGTCAGGCTTCAATTCCAACTTGCCGAATTTGTTGTCGGTGTTCGTTACCTGCATCCCGTCGATCAACTTAACGTCTAGCGGGTTGTACTCACCGCAGCCATCACACTTGACATTGATTGGAACTTCCTCACCAACCGACTTTGCGCGAATGTTCAAGAACAGACGCTCAAGATCAAACGTCGGCAACTCTGTAACATCGATCTCACCAAATGTACACGCCGCCGCGCAATCGATGATTGCCTTCAATGCATCCTTTCGGCCGCCAGTCTGTAGAGCCTGCATCAGAATCTTCTGCTCTTTGACCAAGAACGGGCGATAGGAAACTTTCTTGTTCGTTGACAGCAATTCAAGATCATACTTAGGTACTTGTAGAATAGGCAAAGACATAATGACTCCTCGTTATTGGGATGTGACTCCCACAAAATCTTCTGCACCATAATTGAATTCAGGCTCACCTTCTCCATACACTGGCACCCAAAGTCTATAGGTGAAAGTAACCGACAGTCTGTGCATTTCGCGGTCACCACCGTTCACGGTCATTGGAACAACAAACTTTGGGTATGCGTCAATGAGTCTGACCGAATAGACCCCAATATCTCCACTGTCTTGCAACGCAATATCGCGGTGCTTCAACTGGGTGATTACAATGCCCGAAGAAAGGTACTTATCTGGGTAGTTGAATTGGTACTTTATTGGATCGGCAATCAATCCGACCCACGAATCAAAATACTGTTTCACGCTAAACTCTTGGTCAACGAGAAACTGCAATGTCATGTTCTCGCCACCATAGCTTATGCTAGTTGGTCGCTCAAACGTCGGACCATACACACGGAAAGCCTGGGTGTTGAACGAGATTCCAGGCAACTCTGCGTGTTCGCAAAATAAGGATATGGTCTGTGGATCCATCGTACCAGTCAAAAGCTGCGTTGGTGAACTGATGCCCACAGACGATGGCAGCGTGACTTTGTACTTGGACTTGAACGCGAAATCTCTGTTTCGTACCTCGGCAATGAACTTCGTCAACGAGTTGTTTTGTAGCCCTGCAGGCTGTCGCATTGGAGACGGCGGAATGCTCGGTCTCTCTGCTGGGATTTGTGGCATCGGATACCGAATACCATACGTCGAAGGTACTCTTGAGGTGAAGTTGCTAGGCAGCGGGATTCTAGCCAGAAGAGCCAATGCCTGTGCGGGGATAGTGAACGCCGGCAGATTGATGTATGGACTCGCCTGCGACCAAATTTCACCCATTAGCGTCGGGTTGTTTAGACTCAACGAACTAGTAAACGAACTAGTCGGGGTTCCAAAAAAGGAAGACAGATCAACGTTGCCTGTCACCATGCCCGCAAATTGTGATAGCGGATCTGGATTAGATAGGTTGAAAAATCCCTGCGCGATATTGATTGGTAGTGGCATTAGGTCATCTTCCTTCTAGAGTCGGCCCAAACTTGGTTTGCGGTTGCTTTCTCAAACGTTTCAACAGGAAGCATGATCGCAGTTGCCCACTCGTCTGCATAGACCGAAAGGAATCTGCTCTTAACGTGATTGTATAGGTATCGTTTTACTGCTGGTTGCACGAATGAACTTGTCGATGCATTTTGCAGTATGCTCCAACTAGCTGCAATCCGCGTCTTGTCGTTCATCTTGGTATCTGTTGCGTATTCCATTAGCTTGTTCAAGAGTGCGGTACGAGCCATGTAAGGCAGGTAGTGGAAGTTCAGCCCAATGAACCCGTCTGGCATTGCACGAAACGGCAAGACTAGCGGGAAAGTGTCATAGAACGGTAGTTTGTCTTTGAGCTTGGGATCATAGAAAAACATATACATCTTGCCAGGCTCAATCTTGGTCGTAAGACGATCTACGTTTTTCATTAGGTCTTTGGATGAGACCTTACCGTAAATAGCCTTTACATTGTCTCGGTACCATTGAACGGATCTGATCGTGCCCTGTCGGGTGATCTGACCGTCAAGCTTCGGGAAGAGGCTCTTTGCCATTAGAGTGTAATAATGCCTAGTTGTTTGAGATGATCCTCATCCCAAATTTGGAAGTCCCACCCCCGATCCTTAGCATACCGATCAGCATGTACCCACTTGGAGGTGTTGCGGGTATAGGTCAAAACCTCAGCTAAATACTGCTTTGAGATTCGTGATTTCTTGACTGGGGGCTGAACCTGTTTCTTGGGCTTGATTTCGACCAACAACGTTTTACCGTTTGCAAACTTGATCCACAGATCAACAAAATAGCGGTGGCCCTTTCCGTCAGTTTTGCAGATATAGGGCACGACGACAGTCTCACTAGACCATTGCTCCACATCCGACGACGTATCACACCACCGAAATGCATTCCGTTCCCAGAGAGAGCGGTAGATCACATCGGTAGGGTCTCCCCTGTACTTGTGGGGATTCTTTGGGGTGTATCGTCCTTTGTATGCCATGAAGCTATTTATACTGACCAGCATAAATAGACGGACCACCATAGAGGACAAACAATGGCTGATTTACCAGAAACCGACCGTCGCCCAGAATCACTTGATAGCGACAAATATACGCTAGATTATCTGGCGTATCCCAAAGACTTGGGCTGGTCAAAAGAAAACGCAAACTATGTGGTGTTCTATGTGAACATCCCACAAGAGTCGAAACTCAAGAATCAAGGCACAACGATCGGTACCCTGTCCCCTATTCCTGGTATGGTTGGAACATCAAGCAAGATGGTTGACGTAAAGCCATACAAGCGACTGAAATCTGCTATCGCACTACCTATCCAATCTCGTCCATCTGCAAAGTATGGTGCCGACTGGGACATGACCTCATTGGGCCCTGTCTTGGGCTGGGCGCTGACCGAATCGCTCGACACTTCAAGCAATGAAGATTCGTATTGGAAAAAGGCAGCAGATGCAGGCAGAAGTGCCCTTAACGTCGGTGGCAATGTAATGAAGGCAGTGGGCCTGAGTGCATTGAATGCAGCATCGGGAATGGTTGGACTTGGTGGTGAGGCTGGCACACGGGACATATTCAGTATCCTTTCCCGCACAGCAATCAACGAACACAGAACCCAGTTGTTCAAGAGTATGCGTTTCCGAAGCTTCTCTTTTGAATATCACTTCTACCCACGCAACCCAGACGAAGCACAGCAGATTCGGAACATCATCATGATGTTCAAGTACCACATGCATCCAGAAACAGGTGGAAGCAATCTGTTCTTGACATACCCTTCTGAGTTTGACATTGTGTTTTACTTTGGCACACAAGAAAATGCCGCAGCAGGTGATGCAAACTCCGACCAACCGTCTAGCGCAAGGCAGAATCTGTTCAAGATTTCGACCTGTGCATTGACCGACTTCGAAGTGGATTATGGTGGAGATCAGTTCTACACTTTCACAGACGGTATGCCGACTGAAATCAGTATGCGTATGGGCTTCATGGAACTAGAGCTACTGACAGCAGACCGAATCAAAGAGGGCTTCTAATGTACTTCACCCTATTCCCCACGTTGTTGTACTCGTTCGCGAACGAGAATAACGGGCGCTATGTCACAGATATCATGCGCCGTGTAAAGGTGCGCGACCGCTTGCTAGACGAAGCTACGCTATATGACCTGTACTTTGTGCGTGATGGAGAGACGCCTGACGTATTGGCTGCTAAGATGTATGGCAATGCAGAGCTGCATTGGATTCTTATGCACACCAACAAGATCATTGATCCATTCTTTGAATGGCCTATCTCGTCCGTGAACCTGAACCACTTCGTTGAGAACAAATACGGTGTGGATAAGAACAACATCCATCATTATGAACTGTCGTCACCTAAACCATGGCGCAATGGCATGTTCATGCCTACTCCAGCAGAGTTTGCTACATTTGACCCAGAGTACACAGCAAAGGTGTGGGACCCAACGACAGAGGAAATCAACCCAATCACCAATGCAGAGTATGAGGAAAAGCTCAACGATGACAAGCGAGAAATCCGCATCTTCAAGAAAGAGCTTATCAGCGACTTTATGCGTGAGCTTCAAGCATTGATCGTAACATGACCGACGAAACCATCAAGATTACCTCGGCTGGCGAGATCCAGATTGACGAGGTATCCCTAATCGCCAACGTACAGGGCGGTGGCGGAACAGAGATTCGTGAGGTCGATCTGAGGAGAGTCTTTGCGGAAATCAACCTCTATGAGGACATTTTCTCCAACTCCCTGTACGGCAACATCCTAATCTCTGACTCAAACAACCTGATTGAGGACTTCTCAATCTTTGGGCTTGAGGGACTGCGAATCGATGTTCGCACGCCTGGTCTTAGCGACAAGCAACGCATTCGCAAGACGTTTGGCATCTATGCCATCACAGAGCAGGAGACTATCCACAACGACCGTCTGCAAATCTATCGGTTGCATTTCTGCTCTCTAGAGCTACTGTCTGACGCATTCACCAAGCCACTCAATCGTCCTATCCCAGCGTCAAACGATTCAGTTACGCCTAGCGCAGCAGACTTGGTGCCGTTTCTGTTCAATACCTATGTCACAAAGACAGGTGCAAATGCAATACCACGCAATCTAGTTGTCAGACAAGGTAGTGGAACAACCAAAGAAGGGGTATCTGATCTTGTGCTAGGCTATGCTCCATATGACTACCAAGAACTAGAAAAGGGTCGTTACCCAAACGTCTACAACGGTGAGGACTACGCTACAAGCAACAAGATCAAGTTCATTGCGCCTAATTGGACGCCAATGAAGTGTATCAATTGGATCTGCAATAGAGCGGTGCCGAACGAAAAAGGAAAAGGCGGTACATTCCTTTTCTTTGAGTCAAACAAAGCATTCCACTTTGCGACTATCGATTCCCTGATTAACTTCAGCCACCTTGATAAGTTCCAATACGAGTACACACCACCTAATCTACAGGCAGCAGACACCGATGCTGATTCCTATTCGCTAGACACAGCAAAGGCAATGAAGCGCGTTTTGAAGTTTGAGTTCAACAACGCCTTCAACATCCTAGATCAGCAGAACAAAGGATACTTTGGGCAGGAAATTCGTTCGATTGATCCTATCATGAAGCGGTACCGTGAGCATCAATACTCGCACGACGACCATTATGATGACTTCAAGCATACGAGTAGTGACGGCAAGATGTTCCCTAACTCACCAGACTTTCTGTTAGGATCAAAGGATGCTGTCATCGATCCAAGACGGCACGTTGTTCGCAGATTCAGGCAACCGTACTTCTTGTTTGACGACGAAATCTCCCCACTTGCTAATCACAAGCAATGGTTGGCACAACGGGCAGCGCGTTTGTCCTCACTCACTAACTTCTCCATCAATCTATTGGTCTACGGACGAACAGACATTCGCGTAGGTTCCATGATCACCTTCTTGTATCCGAACATGCAAGCAAAGAAGGTGACAGATGAAGGCACCGACATTTACCTGACCGGCGCATACCTAGTCACAGCAATCAAGCACTACATTTCGCCTATTCAGCATAAGATGACCCTTGAAGCAATGAAGGACGCCTTCAACGTCAAGGTTCCAGATACTGAATCAACTTCACCAGACTTATCCTATCCGACGTTAAATCCATGATACCTCTACGAGAAGACCTCATCTTTTGGACTGGCGTTGTTGAAGATCGCAACGACCCGTTGTTCCTTGGCCGTTGTCGTGTTCGCATACACGGGTTCCACAGCAAGTTCAAAGTTCCTGTAGCATCGTCTGCGCTAGACAATCCTAGCTCAGACTACATCCCGATTGAGGAATTGCCTTGGGCATATCCATTGCAGCCGATCACATCAGGCGCAATGACAGGCATCGGTCATACACCGTTAGGTCCTGTAGAAGGAACGTGGGTCTTTGGTTTCTTCTTCGATGGTTCAGACATGCAACAGCCTATCATGATTGGCACGCTAGGCGGCATCGAACTGAAAGATGACGAGCAGAAGCCAGGAGTTTCAGGCGAAACCCCAGACTCTGGTGGTTCTGCCCCTACGTCGTCATCTGAATCAACCCCCTCGACGACGCCTACTCCAGAGAAGGTGCAGACAGCATCTGGTGGAGTTCTAGGTCCGCTATCACAGGCGGATGTAGATGCATTGAAGGACGCATTAGGTCAACGCGAAAGCTCCGACAACTATAGTGCTGTCAATCAATTCAACTACGTCGGCAAGTACCAATTCGGTGCAGCAGCCCTTAAAGATATGGGCTATGTGTCAACAGCCAAGAACTCAGAGCTAGACACAGACGCCAACTGGAAGGGTAAGAACGGGGTCAACAGCAAGACGGACTTCCTGCAGAACCACGACGCGCAGGAAGATGCCATGAATCGCCTGCTAAAACAGAACTATCAAACCTTGTTGTCTAAGGGTGTAGTAACCCCTGATTCGACAAAAGGCGAGGTTGCGGGCTATCTTGCGTCTGCCCACCTTGTGGGTCCAGGCGGTGCAGCGGCACTAAAGAACGGCATCAACAAGGGTGATGCAAACGGCACAAAAGCCTCGTCATACTATTCGACAGGTTCGAACGCAGTAGGTGGTGGGTCTGCGACACCAGGACTACCTCCATCACAACCAGGGGTCGGGGCACCTACATCGAATTTACCTAACACCCCAGGCACCTCGTCGTCTAATCCATCCAGCTTTTCAGACTCTCTCGGGTTCAAGGATCCGAACAAGGTCTATCCTAAGTTTGATGATCAGGACAAGCGCCCAGACACCAATTATCTCGCATATCACGATCACATTGACAAGACGCATGTCAAGAAGAAGGAAGACGCACAGGTTACAGGTGTCGAGACTGCGCTTGATGGTGAATCGTGGGATCAACCGCTATCACCATATAACGCAAAGTACCCATTCAACCATGTGTTCGAAAGCGAGAGTGGCCACGTTCTAGAGTTCGATGATACGGCGGAGAACGAGCGCATCAATCTATGGCACAAGAAGGGTACGTTCCAAGAAATAGACAAGAACGGCACGATGGTCACAAGGATCATCGGTGATGGCTATTGGGTCCTTGACCGTCATGGCAAAATCTACATGGGTGGGGATATCTCCCTGACCGTAGATGGTGACGCAAACATCTACATCAAGAACGATGCCAAGATTCAGGTAGACGGCGACGTTGAAGCCAAATACTATGGTGATGTGAAGCAAGAGGTTAGCGGCAAATACAATCTCTCTGTGCGTGAAGGCTTCCATGTGCGTGCCGAATCATTCCATGTCGAGACAGACAAGGAGAGCGGCGAAGCTATGTCGTTCAAGAATAAGGCTGAGTCTGCTATTCGCATCGAAAGCATTGGCAACATCGATATTTTCTCCGACGAGAACCTGCGACTGTGGGCAGACAAGAAATTGAGTATCAAGGCGACTAAGCCTACAGGCATCATTGCAATGGATGCTAAGTTGCTCCTTATGCAACGTCGTCAATCAACTACCGCAGACTTTGTAGACAAGAGCCTGCCAGGTGATGAGGAGATGTTTGAGCCAGATCCAAAGAAGAATCCGACGAAGCCAGACTTCCCTAAGCTAGAGACTCCATACCGTAAAGACAAGCCTGCATTCTTCTACGATGAGCCAGGCTATCCTACAGATGAGGTCGATGAGCATATTCGCAAGCAAATCGACAACGGTAACTACACACAAGAACAGATTGACAAGACGCCACCTGAAGTCAGGTTGGACGAGACTCCTCCGCCAGACGTAAAGGAAGAACTAGAGAAGTGCCCAGACGGTTTCGAATTGACGAAGGACTTCTCGCCAGCATTGCAGCTATCCTCCAGCTTCAAGCTAGGCAATGTGTCTACAGGTGCCGCAGTTACGCATGATGCTGTGCGCGATCAGCACGGGCTAAAGAAGGGCCAAATTGTCTGCAATCTACGCAAGCTATGCAACCACACGCTTGACAAGATCAAGGCTAAGTATCCAAACATGACCGTGACGAGTGGCTTTAGAGCAGGTGGTTCGGGTAAGAGCCAGCACGAAAAGGGACAAGCAGCGGACATGCAGTTCCCTGGTGTGGCAAAGAGGGAATACTACGATATCGCCGTCTGGATCCGAGACAACTGTACCTTCGATCAACTGATCCTTGAGTACAAGACAACAGGCACAGGCAATCCATGGATCCACGTTTCATTGTCTGACCAACAGCAAAAGCAAGTATTGACCATGATGAACCACAAAGTTGTTGCTGGTTCGCTAAACAATTTGGGATAAGCTATGGCAAGAGGAAAACCTGGATTACTAGAGATTGTTGAACCTACTGCGCTTCCTGCACCACCAAAGCCGGTAGACAATGGACCAGCAGTAGACACTACTGATGCGCCAAGCCTACCACAGTTTGGTCTAGACTCTCTAAGTCCAAGATTGATTATCACGCCTGAGAAGGAGGTGCCTGATAGCGGCATTATCACGCTACAGATGAATCAGGCCTTTACTTCATTGACCCCAACAACGTTGGTGATTGATCAGACTGACGAAACGGATATCAAGTTCTCGGTTACTGGCGGTGGTGGTGGCAATGTCGGTAACTTGTTCGGTCAGGCCCACGCGCTAATGGTCCGTGGTGTTGGTGCGGCTGCCGCACCAGGCTATTTCATAGGCGGCACACAAGAACGGGCACACCCCTACATCACCTATAATTCTACAACAGGGGAATTGTCGTTCAGCAAAGCCGGTGCCTATATGCTCTACTTTAGCGGGCTATTCCCAACAGCAGGCGCGGGGGCGAGCAACAGCATCCTCGTAACCTTCACGACGTCCACTTCAATCCTTTCAACAGGCTATCCACCAAACCTTATCAATAGAGTTGATTTTGATTCATCTGGGCTTGCTGGCTCAAGCGTGTACGTCAACGAAAGTGCAGTTGTGTTCGTGGCAAATGGTACTGTGCTGCGCCCATCGTTCTATCCTGGTTGGTCAGGAACATGGGGCAACAGAACGTTGATTGTCACCTCATTGTACGGTCCAGGTTCTGCTACAGAGACCCAATGGGAATTGACCAAGCAATATGCATACCAATATGTCGATTATTTTGGTGATGGAACTGGCATGTATCAGTGGGTTGGTTTTGAGGGGGCGCCATATGGTACAAATGGTGCGGTACCTGCACACCAATTCAGCAGCCTTGACCCATACCCTGGAGATGCAGCAACTCCTATTTGGTACCCAGACGGACCGATGTATATGACTTTCAACATCAGCCCATTCCCAAATCTATTGCCAGGGGATATTACTGCAACTGTTGCCTCATTTGAGGGCAGCATTCCAAATGATATTGAGATAGGTATTAACCGATTCAACGTTGGCAGTGGTATTGCCGAGCAAGGTATTTGGCTGCGGCTACCACATAAGGATGGTTCCTATTCAGGCACCTCATTCAAGATTTTGTTCACAGCCGAAGGAATCGTAACCAATCACCCAATCTTCTTCAAAATGTGCCAAGATGGACAGAACGGTTGTGTAACAACAGGCCCGTACACACTTGTACCACAACTATATGCTTCACAAGCAAATGGCCTTGCACCACAGTATCCCGTGTATTTGGATCAAAGCTATTATTGGTATGAAAATGATGGAATGACTAGACTAGTTGCCGACACAGACGCGCAAAACTCGGCAGCCATGCATGTGACGTTCCAGCAAGGTACGATATGGAAAAACCCGCAAAGCCTTACCACACAATTAACGTTCGTGGGGCTTGTCCAAAAGGGGATTGGTGGGGGCTATACTATATTAGAAACATACCAATATCATACAATCCTAGAACCAGCATCCCCTCCAATCATCGATTGGCGTGACGAAACTACAACGAATCTTACTGATTGGGTGTTAACCCCTGTAGGTCATTGGAGAATACGTTATGCCATTAACCAAGACTATTGGCAGACTGATCCCGATTGGCAAGGCGGGGCAGCCCCATTAGAAATTCCGGCTCTGTATAAACTAGAGTGGTTTGATGGGGCCACTATAGTGGCCGAAATGTACTTTGCTATGGGAAGTGCCGTATAATTGGCATAAATACTCCTTATGACAACGATCAAACGCCAAGTACGGCACTTCAAAGACATTGACCTGATGTTTCAGGCAAATCCCCTTACTGGGGATATCGTCAAGAAATATGACGACGATGCAGTAAAGGCCAGCATCAAGAATCTGATCCTAACCATGAACTATGAACGGCCGTTCCATCCTGAGATTGGCAGTCCGATCTACGGGCTGCTATTCGAACTGGCCTCACCGATTACGGCTTCAATCATAGAAAAAGCCGTCACTTACACCATCAGTAACTTCGAACCTAGAGCCAAGCTAAACTATGTCGATGTTAAGCCGAGCCCAGACATGAATTCATATGAGGTGACCGTCAACTTCTCACTCGTCAACTACTACGAGCCGTTCCAAGTCACCGTAATCCTTCAGAGACTAAGGTAATCTATGTCAGCTAACAACACCAGAATAACTGAGCTGGACTTTGATACCATTAAGGCGAATCTTAGGGCCTATCTAGAAGCCAACCCAGAATTCACCGACTACAACTTTGAAGGGTCAGGACTATCGTTGATCCTTGATATGCTGGCAATGAACACCCACTACCTGGGTTACTACGCCAACATGGCCCACAACGAAAGCTTCCTTGACTCTGCGGTAAAGCGAGCATCTGTCGTTTCGCGAGCAAAGGAGCTAGGCTATACCCCACGTTCGGCTATAGGGGCGACAGCCACAGTAGACGTTGAGGTGCTAGTTGGTGGTGATACGCCTGCAGGCGTCGAGCTACCTGAGTACACCGTATTCGGAGCAGGTGGTATCAGCACGAATAGTTCGTTCACCTTCTACAATTCAGAAAGTGCCATTGCCACGATTGACAACGAGAATCGCTATTGGATTCGCAATTTGAGCATTAAGGAAGGTTCTCTGAATCGCACGCGATTTGTGGCAACAGGGGACTATGACGAACGATTCATTATCCCTAACACCAACATCGACACTACCACATTGCGTGTGACTGTTCAAACATCAAACGTTGACACCACTATTACTGCATTCAACTATGCAACAAACTACACCACAGTAACCGCAAACGATCCTGTCTACTTCCTTCAAGAGGTGGATGGTGAGCGTTTCGAAATCTACTTTGGTGATGGCAACATTGGTCGTTCTATCGTTGCTGGTAACATCATCGTGTGTGAATATTTCGTTGTCGCAGGCGTCGAAGCAAATGGCTTGCGAGAGTTCTCAATTGACGGCGTGCTGCCTGCAATTGACAGCAACGACACCTACAATGCTCGCGTTGATACACTTGAAGCAGCGGCAGGTGGCAATGCAGTAGAAACCACCAACAGTATTCGGTTCTATGCTCCTAAAGCCTGGACGAGTCAGAATAGGCTCGTCACAAAGGACGACTACACCCACTATATCCAAAACTTGATTCCTAACGTGGAATCTGTTACAGTATGGGGTGGTGAGGAGAACGAGCCGCCTCAGTACGGTAAGGTGTTTATTAGCCTTAAGCCGCTATCAGGTGTCAAGTTTTCAGACACAGCAAAGAACAACATCGCCAACGATTTCCTCAAGACTAAGGCAATCGTTTCGATCATTCCTGAGTTCGTTGATCCTGACTACATCTATCTCGGTGTTGACTGTGCGGTGAAGTACAATCCGAACAAGACTACCAAGACTGCAACGGCAATTGGTATATTGGTCACGAACACCATCAACAACTATTTCGATAGCAACCTTGAGAAGTTCAGCAGCAACTTCTACTACAGCAAATTCTTGCGGGCTATCGATGATGCGGATGCATCTATCGTCGGCAACATCACCACGATCAGAATGCAGAAGCGCCTAGAGCCTGCTCTATTCAGAGACATTGGCTACAATCTAAGCTTTTCACCAAACAAAATTCGTCCTAGCTCGCTGACTACTAGCCTATTCTCATGCGTTATTAACGGCGTACAGTATGACGATGTTCGCTTTGTAGATCAGCCAGACGAATTGAATTTCAGCACATCCTACGATGGTGCTGGTATGCTGCGCCTTGCATCGGAAGAAGGCAGAATCCTTCTCAACAACGTAGGCACGATCAACTATGCAGATGGTAGGCTGGTCATTAGCCCACTTGAGTTCATTGACTCCAAGACTAACGATGGTCTTGTGCGATTCACCTGCGAGCTACAAGAGGATTCGACTGACGTTATTGTGTTGCGTAACAACATCGTGATCCTTGATGACACACAAGCCGATCCGCTTGCAGGCATTGACGTTAATGGTCTGACCGTAGAGGTGTCCGTAGCATGATCAACTACAAGCAATTGTGGTTGCTGGCGCAGTATCAACTGCCCGACTACCTACGACACGACAAGAACTACGATAAGCTCGTAGCGTTCTTGGAAGCCTACTTCGCCTTCCTTCAAGAGGAAAATGAGCTATATGGTGCGGAGATCATTAGCAACATGGATCTCAATAGATCCATCGACACCACACTAGACGCATTCGTTGATCATTTCACGAAAGAGTTCCTTGAGAACTTTCCTATCATCCTTGATCCTGATGAGACTGATCCACAGATCAAGGAGCAGCAACGCAAACAGATCAATCGTGTAGTCAAACACGCGAGCGATATCTACACCTCCAAGAGTGTTGAAGATGCCTACAAGGCATTGTTCCGTATCCTCTACGATGAGGAAATTGAATTCTTCTACCCAAAGACAGTCATTCTAAAGCCGTCAGACGGCAAATGGCGCACCCCGATCACCGTCAAAATCTACAATCTGTCAGGGGCTGATATCGGTGACTTCGATTTGACATACGGCAGCGCAACAGCAACAGACCTTACACCTACAGATGTTGCGACTGGTGCCAGAGCAACAGTCGAATCTATCATTGCAGCAACGACAGGGCTAGGACTGACATACGAGCTATTCCTGACTCCAGATTCAATCGTTAAGCCTACTCGCGAATATAGCGATTCCCCTGCAGGCTTTGCATACCCATTCAAGCCTGGCAATAAGGTGAAACTGCAACTGGGCGATCTGATTGTGTATGGTACTGTAGTACCTGTTACCTCATTGCTGACTGTCAACGATACATTCGAAGGGCATACAGCAGGTGAGGCATTATTTGCTGGCGACGATATCAACCCGAACAATGCGAGCGTAGTCCTTGAAGTGAAGTCTGTTGATGCTAATGGCAGAATCAAGGCAGTCAACGTGATTGATTCGGGCTACAACCTCACAACTGCACAGGACAAGATCATTGACGGCAATGGAGATGTTGTAGGCTCCATCATACGCGGTGGTCTAACATACTATCCTGGCACCTACACGGATATTGATGGCTTCCTTAGCGATCAGATCAAGCTACGCGGCCCACTGCCCAACAAAGCATATCCGAGCGGGCATATCCCACAAGAATACTATCAGGAGTTTTCGTATGTGATCAGGACTTCTGTCGCTATGTCTGATTGGAGCGATGCAGTACGGAAGATTCTGCACCCAATCGGCTATGAGGTATTCGGTGATGTGATGATTCGCCCATCCGTTGAGAGTGGTGGGCGATCATTGCTAGGCATGTACACCTACAACACCAACGACGTAGATGATCTTGATGTAGCCCATGGTGGCTATCTGTATCACCTTCTGACCATCATGATCGTGCATTGGCTACAAGTCAAAGCAACGCTGTGGTCGCAGTCTGATGTTGAGGTGAGTCTGAATCTGATGTTGGTGCCTAGTGCGAGCAATCTGTTAGGCCCAACGTTGGAGTCTATCAACAAGTTCAAGTTTGTAATCCCACCATATACAGCAGGCAGTCAATACTATGGTGCAACGATTGCGGCTTCTAATGCAGCAATGCCAGGCAACTTAGCAGTTCCTGCATGGGATGCAGATACCAATAGCAACTCGCAGATCATCCACTTCAGGTCATTGCGTGTGGGCGACTTCTTTGATGGCAAGGCAAAGGTAACCAAGTCTAACTTCTGCCCCGAAACCTACGTCAAAATCACCCCATAAATAGTAACAATCAATAACGGAGCAAACGATGGCATCCATTATCACTAACGAATTTCGGCTAGAGAATCTAAAAGCCTTCAAGGCGGCTCTTGCTGATACAGTCAACAATTCCTTCTACCTATTCATTGGGCGTATCTCTGAATGGACGAACGAGGCTGTGCCGCCTACACCTGTAGACTCAGGGGAAATGATTCGCGATACCCATGACGAATTGCTGGCAGGCAAGAAGGTCACAGATACAAATGTCCGTCAGGGCATCTATCTGCGCCCATGGACGACTGGCGAGTTTTACGATATGTACCGCCACGACTATGACGGGTCTGTTACTGGTACCAGCCTTGTGGGTGCGGCAACTACACCTGATCACCTATTCGAGGCAAACTACTATGTGATCGATCCTACATCGTTGCGCGTCTACAAGTGCCTATACAATCGCAGCCACACAACAAACGCGATTGTTGCTTCGACAGTCATGCCAACCACAACTGCTACTGCCCCACAAGCAACGGCGGACGGCTATGTGTGGAAGTATATGTTCGAAGTGCAGTCGGGTGATGCAGCAGACTACAACACACCTTCGTTTGTTCCTGCTCCTACAACCGACGTTGATTCGGTATCTGGTGCTGATGGTGGCATCTATGCGTGCGTCATTACCAACGTAGGCTCAGGTTACTCAACCGATCCTACTGTAGTGATTGAAGGCGACGGCACGGGTGCAACGGCAACGGTTGTGCGTACAACGAACACCGTTACCTACATCACCATGACTAACGTAGGCTCTGGCTACACACATGCCACGATTAGCTTCACGGGCGGTGGTGGTACTAATGCTGCGGCTAAGGCAATTCTTTCGCCTGCAGGTGGCCATGCTACAGCACCCGCAGACGAGCTAGGCGGCATCTATATGATTGTCGCCCGTAAGCTTATCGGTGACGAAGGTGGCGACTTCACAGTAGAAAACTCACCACGACAGTTGGGCCTTCTAAAGAACCCAACGCTTTCGGCAGTCCTAGTGACCAGCAACACAGTACAATTCTGCCGTGAACTAGTGTTCCAGAACCCGATCACAGGCGGTCCGTTTACGGCTAACGAAATCATCGATGGTGCTACATCATTGGCACAAGGCCGTGTGGTTGACTATGATGCTGGTACCCGTGTCCTACGCTATGTGCTGTTGGTGAACGGCGACAACGAACGTCCAGAGTTTGTTGATAGTGAAGTGGTTACAGGTGCAGATTCCTCTGCATCAGGCACGACGCTAGTATCAGGTGGTGCATTGATGGGTGAGACCGACGAATATACTGGCAAGATCATCTACTTTGAGAATCGCCGTGCAATCGCCCGTGATGCTGCTCAAACTGAGGACTATCGCCTAGTAGTAGAATTCTAAAACAACAATAGGTTCGTTATGTATATTGTATGTGCCCGTGACCCTGAGAACAAACCTTTTGTCTTTCTAGCAAAGACATTGGCAATTGATTGGCCGTCCCTATCTCAGGGGGACGGCCCCTTTGCCAGAGCATTGCGTAAGCATGGCATCGATGCCTTTCATGTCTTTCTCCTTGAAGAGGTAGAGGATGTGTATGGTCTTGCATGGATTGAGCAATGCAAGAATGTCCATATCACCAAACTCAAGGCAGACACGGCAGGCTACAATGTCTCGGTGTTTGACCATCGCGAGTCTAAGCTGGCAAGACAGAGGGATGGTGAGGGCGCATCAATGGAAACAAGACAGAGGCAATCTGAGGGTCAGAAAAAAGCCGTTGCGGAGCGTGGTGAGTGGCGTGAGTACCACCCATTCAAGTCTGAGGAGACTCGCGCTATTCACGCAAAGAAACAATCGGTTCTAAAGAACCGAGCAGGTGACTATATTGCGACTGACCCGCAAGGCAATACACACAAGGTGACTAATCTAAAAATGTTCTGCGAACAGCACAAACTGAACGTAGGCCATATGTCATCGGTGGCTGGTGGGAAGCGGAAGCATCATAAAGGATGGACTTGTATCAAAGACGAAGGAGCAAAACATGAAAGCAAGAGTATGGAAAAGGGCTGACGGTGAGTGGCATTGGAGATTCGAAAGTAAGGGGCGTATCACAGCAGATTCAGAGTCATTTCCCACCAAGGCAAATGCAATGCGTGCCTGTAAGGGCGTGATCACCGCTGTCTTCAAGGCGACACAGTATCGTCAGGCATCGGGGACAATGACCCGCCTAGAGCCACAGTACGAGGTGTCTAAGGAAGAAGATGGTGTTGTCTGGGTAACGTGGTATCTGTAAGGACTACATCATGAACAGTGATTATGCCGCCTACAAAATGCAGACAGATAGGGTAACCGAGCTAGAGCAACAGCTAGAGTCCTATGTCAAAGAGAACGAACGGTTCCGCAAGCTATTCTGGCTTGCTCGGGAAGACCTGATTTTCTTCTCCTCCTATAATGAGGAGATCGAAGATTGGGACGACGATTGGCACCCATGCCTCAACGTCAATGATTTCTTTGCGCCTGCCGCAGATGCAGAACGCATCCCTGATAAGGACATTGACAGGCACCTTGACACTCTGATAGAGCTAGGCAAGCGGTTCGGTTATATGGGCCATCTGGCATGGACTTCAATGCGCCGTAAGGAAATGGGACCGTGGAAGGGCCTAGAATACTACAAGCCCGAAGACGTTGCCAAATTCGAAGCGGCGAAAGCATGGCTCAAAGAGACAGGTCTATTCACCGATTGAAAAGACTACTGGTCCCCACTTTAACCGACTTAGTGTTGCATATAACAGTCTTTATGTCGGTTAATGTTGCATATATGAAACATGCCAGAGATGTACACTATTCTAGTCAAAACACGATCAAATGTATAGTATTCTAGACATTCCAATAGGCGGATTTAATTGCATTGCCCGTTAGGGTATGCTATACTATGACTTCATTGATTGGCCAATTGGAGATTCTCTGTGGAACGACTCGACCAGCTAGACCATGATTTCGCCGATTTCAATCGGGCGTTGAGGGCGGTCAAGAAGGAGTCCTTGAGGGACTCACGGGTATTCAAGAACACCCCTGTCGGTGACGGCATTGAGCGGCTTCTGGCAATGTGTACTCAGCTAGAGCACCAGCGCGATATCTACAAAGAAGTCCTTGACCAGATGGAGTTTCAGCACACTGGCGCAATCGGTATGAGTACATTAGCCGATGCCACCAAGATTGGTACGGTCGCGCAGGAACGTGCCGCCGCATTATCCAATACGACCAGACTCGGGGCGGCGCTCGCCAACATCGTCAAGATGGGGCCTTAAACACATGGATGATTGGTGGTCGGTGCGTGATACCTATGCCCTTTCGATGTGGGTCTGGTTTTTGTTCCTGCTATGGGGTTCGGCGAAGATCATTAGCTGGACTGTCTTCGCAAAGAAACGAAAGCAGCAATTCTACACAGCACAGAGCAAAAAGAAGCGGGCACCGATCATGAGAGCATTCTTCGGTGAACCCGCTCGACGCGCCTCGGCAGATCAACGCGATTGGGAAAAGGTCGATGACACCAGAACGATTCCGGATTGAAAAATACAGCATGACAGGCTGGGGT